GTAGCACGGGCCTCGGCTCCGGCGTTGCCGACCTCCACGCCGACACCCTTTCCCGCGTCATCCGCTACCACGCGGACGCGCTGGCGGAATCCATCACCACCGACCTGGTGCGCGTGGTCGCCAAGATGCTCGGCGCGTCCGACGATGAAGCCCGCGCCATCCGCTTCAACTTCGCCCCGGAGCGCCCGGACACCAAGGAGCGCCTCGAGGCCGTGGAGAAGTTCGTGAACCTCGGCGGCCGCGTCAGCGAGCGCGAGGTGCGCGACCTCCTCGGCCTTGCCGAACCGATGGACGGCGAACCCGTCCTTGGCGGCAAGTCTGCCGGCGGCGGCGAGAACCCCATCGCCGCCATGCTGGGCCTCGGCAACGATGCCCCGGAGGGTGAGGAACCCGCCCCGCAGGCTCCGAAGGTCGTGGCCGTCCGCAAGCGCAAGCGCAAGGCATGAACCGCGCCGCCCTAGACAAGCACCTACGAAGCGTTCTCAAGGAGGCGCAGCAGGCGTACCGCAAGGGCATCGCCGCCCAGGTGCTTGGGGAAACGGGCGCGGAGCATTGGCAGACCTTCCACGAGGCCACGGCGGCCCTTCTGATGGCCTCGTGGCTCTTCGGCGCACGGGAGGCCATCGACAAGGCCAAGATCCCGGACGAGGCCGTTGCGGGGATGCTCGAGACCAACACCGCCCTGACCTTCGACCGCCTGGAAACGGGCATCGCCCTCGAGGGCTTCGGGCGCGACTTCCTGGCCCCCATCGCCAATTGGTTCCGCACCCGCGTGCCGATCTCCCGCACGGATTGGGATGTGCTGATTGAGGCCGCCCAGCGCAGCGGCGGCGAGGTGGCCGACCACGAGCGCGACAACGCCCTGCCCGATATGCGCGCCCGTAACCCGGTGCTGGACTCGCTCCTGCGCGGCATCACGGCCAACCCCCAGGGGGGGCAAATCTCCACGGCCAAGCGCATCACGGACGGCACGTTTTTCGTGACCGCCATGAACCCCAAGCAGACGCGGCAGACGCAAGAGCTGATCGCCCGCGTCATCGAAGAGAAGCCCGCCAAGTCCGTGGTGGGCAAGTGGATACGCAAGATGAACCTCGGCGACTTCGTGACCACCACGCAGATGGTCACAGGGACGCACCTGACCACGGCGCGCCTTGAGACCGTGCTACGCACGAACACCAACCGGGCGGCCACGGAGGGGCTTGCGGAGACCCTGCGCGAGCCGAAGGTGCAGGCGTTCGTGCCGCTAGTTGAATACAGCGCGACCGGGGACAACCGGACGCGGCCCACGCATCAGGGCTTGGACGGGTACATCGGCACGATGGAGATGTTCGACCGCCAGGGCATCGCCCCTCCATGCGGCTTCAACTGCCGCTGCGCGTTGATCCCCGTGCCGGCGGCGCGCGCCCTCGAGCGCGGGTGGACGGATGTGGATGGCAACGTGAACTACAAGGCGCTGGCGAAGCACAATGGCAAGCGGCAGCAGCTCATCGACACACGGCAGATTCCCGATCCGGGATTCGTGAATGCGTAAATCGAACAGGAGGACGCTACGATGGACGGTATGAGCGACATTCGCAACGAAATCGAACAGCGGCTCGGGGTGTTTGCGCGCCAGGGCGCGAAGGACACGTTTGCAGACGCAAGTGTCTTTGCATCGTTCCTGCGACTCCTTGACTACGCTGGCACGGCGATTGCCAAAAATGATTACGCTGCTGCCCAAAATTGGTACAGCCAAGCGACGAAGATGATCACCGCTCATCCCGATTTGAACCGCGTAGGAAGCAGCACGCGAGACCGATGGCTAGACATTGGCGAGAGGATCAAGAAGGCAAGGCAGCACTCCCGCCCCGGCGCGAAGGCGGCGATGGCGGAACAGACGGAGTTTCGTCCCGGTCAATCTGTTACGGTGTTGCAGGGCAACAAAATCGTGAAGGGCGTTATTGTCAAGAAGATCACCGGGTTAGACGGCGGAGATTACATGGTGGAACTTCCTGACCCCCTTACTCGTGGGCGGATGATGCCGCAGAGAGTTTCCCCACAGAGAATCCGCGCCTCCCGCCCCGGCGCGAAGGCGGCGATGGGCATCCTGGACCGCATCAGCCGCGGTTTGAGCGCCGCCACGGCCAAGCCCGTTGACCCCACCACGCCGCAGTATCTCTCCGGCTTGACCGCCGCCAAGAAGGCCGCGGAAGAGGCCAAGAGCAACTACGAATACATGGCGGATCTGAATGATGCTCGCTTCAAGCAGCTTGACAACTACGTCAAGGTGACGAGCAACATGATCACCAAGATGAATTCCTCGGCCGATATCCAGCGGCTCATCGCTGGCCTCAAGGCCGCGGTGGCAGCGCGTGTGTTCGTGCAGTCTTCCATGAAGACCCCGTTCTCTCGCCTGGGTGACAAGACCGAATTCGCTTCACAAAGCCGCCAACTTTACACGGGATGGAAGAAGCAGATTGAAAAGGCAGTAAAGGGGTGCGAACGCCTCCACGATGTGGCAAGCGAGTTCGAGTGGGATCTGAAAGCCATGCAGTCCGGCGCAAAAAAGCAAAAGAAGAATGACAAGGCAAATCAGTTTGCTGCGTTGATTAAAGAACTGAATTCGCTGCTGCATGACCTTGACGACGTTTATATGGACGCAAGCGGTCTCGGTATGGAATACGAACAGTCTTTTGATGACATGAAGGCAGATGCAGTCAAGAGTGAAGATGTAATTCGCAAGACTGCAATCTTGGCTGCAAAGTTTGACGCGATCAAGCGCAAGTCATCGGAAGTAAAAAAGATGAATTCTTCGCGTATTGCCGCCTCCCGCCCCGGCGCGAAGGCGACGTTTCAAAACGATGCCGACATTGTCATGCGCGAAGCGCGACAGATGCACAACAGGTGGAAGCCGATTGCGGAACGAGATCAAAACAAGCCCAACGCAGGCACTCGAGGTGGCGTTGAGGGATACGCATCCTCCGCAATTCACTTCCTTGAAAACCACATTCGTGACCTTAAGAAATATTCAAAGCGCGCTGACAAGCAGGAAGCCGAAACGGCAAAGGCTGGCCTGAAGGAAGTGACCGCCATGCTGAAGTTTTGGCAAGCGATGTATGACAAGGTCACCGCGTCGCGCCTGGGCGTGAAGTCCATCCACGCGGCATCCTTTCAAATCGGCGACAAGGTCGCCGTGATGTCCGGACAGCATATGGATGCGTACGGGCGCATTCTTACTATCAATGGCAGCCGTGCGGTTGTGGCCTCTGCGGAAGGCAACATCCCAGCAAGCCTCTCCGACCTCAAGCTGGTGCAGCGCGGAACAGCGGACGATCTCAAGAAGGCTGGCTTTATGTCCCGCCCCGGCGCGAAGGCGAAGATGGCGCTGTCCGATGCCTGCTGGCAGGGCTACGAGGCGGTCGGCACGAAGGAGCAGGACGGAAAGACCGTCCCCAATTGCGTCCCAAAGGCCACCGCCGCCAAGCCCGATGACAAGACCGAATGCGCCGACTGCGAGACCGAGCAGGACAAGGCCGGCCTCAAGCTCATGGAGAAGGCCGACAAGGCCGTCAGCGACAAGATCCGTACACTCATCAAGGAAGGCAAGCCGCAGGACCAGGCGGTTGCCATTGCGCTCGACATGAAGCGCCGAGGAGAACTCTGATGCCCCCTATCACGACCCCGCAGGAAAACTTCCGCAAGGTGACGGCCTCTTCCGTTCCGTCAACCTACACCGCTGGCGGTGCTATCCTCGTTCAGACCCCGCCCACTACCGGGTTGCTGTTTGACTACAACTCGGCATCAGTCAGCGGGACGAACCCGTCCCTTCTGTACGTCACCCCGTTCCTTGTCTCCGCGACCACCGCGCAGACCACCATCGGGATGCGGCTGCTCGGATGGCGCAAGTACCTGGACACCAGCGGCACGCTCACGGGCGTGACCATCGCCAACACGGCCGGCGAGTTTGCGTGCAACGCCAACCCCACCCTGGCGGTCGGGCAAGCCGTGACCATCGCTGGAACGTTCGGCGGGTCGGGCTCGATCACCGATCCTGCCTATTCAAACCCGACTACGTACTACATCATTGCCACGAACGGCTCAAGCACGTTCCAGCTCTCGGCCACGCTTGGGGGCGCGGCAATCACTACGGCCTCGGGCACTCCGACCGGGGTGACCTACACGCGGTCGAATGTTTCGTCGTTTTGGTATATGCCGACCGTCATTGCGGACCTGACGCTGACCTTCACGAGCGGCACGGTCCCGAATTACACGATTGACGGCACAGCCAATATCCGCACGTTCAGCGGCATCACCCAGGTCGCCGGAACCCCGGCGGGGAACCTCTACTCCCCGGCCACGGCCGCAACTTCCAACGTGGAGCCTGCATACGCCCTGATCGACCTCGCGGGCGCGCAGTACGTCACGGCGCAATTCAAGTCCAGCGGTACGCCCAACATGGGCGCGTTTTGGTCAACCCTCTGATGAACCGAGCCAACCGCCCACAGCAGCCACGCATC